CTTATCCTCGGGATAACGCCATCCTTTATTTTTTAATTTTTTATAAAACATATCAAATTTAAAATAAGCATAGCCTTCTTGAAGAAGAGTAGTCCCTGATTTAAACGATGCATCATTCTTAGCTTCGGGTCCTGTAATCTTTTGATAAAGATTGTCGTGAAGTTTTTCTCTTGGTGTTGTACCAATTGGTGGTGGCATTACTTTTTGAGTTTTAAATAAACCATCTAATACTTTCTGGTCGTCCGCACCTTTTTGTAAAGGTGGGACGAATCCTGCGTACTTTGCTATGGAATTTCTTCTTTTTCTTTGGTCGGTTAAATGTTCAATTGTTTTACAATGAACTGATCTTACTGTCTGTCCATCAGGAAGAGTAACATCAAAATTATATTCTGGTTCTGGTTCAAGGTCTACTTTTTCTAAGTTACCACATAAAGGATATGAATCTTGAAAATCTGATGCAACTCCGAAAGCTCTTTTTACACACAACCCTCTCATACAATGTGGAGCAATTGGATCTTGATTACACGTGTAACCTTTATAGTTTTGTTTCCAGGAACGAATCTTCTGAGATAGTTTTTGTTTAGACCAAGCAACTGAGTCTTCAAAATATAATACAGGTGCACTCATTACTTTCTCTTCCCAATTGTCTGGGTATTTCTTTTTAGCAAAGACCATATAATTATATAAAAATCTATCTCTGCCATCACTTAATTTATTTTTTGATAGTGCTGCTAAACACGGAGGACCATCTATAAATTCTGCATTTGATCCTTCTAAAACTTTTTTCTCTAACTGTTCGTCTATGTCTTTAATTCTTTCTGCATCTAAAAAATTTGCTTCTACTAATGGTATGAATTGTTCAAAAGGAAATTCTGTTCCGTCGAAATTAAGAGCTCTCCTTTCTGTTGTCTTAAAATAAGGGAGGTTAATAAAATTCCCCTTATTAATTTCCCCGGTCTCACTGTCCTTGACAAGTTCTGTCTGTTTAGGAAACACTTCTGTTTCAGGTTTTAAATTAAATATTGGAATTAAATTAGTTAAAAAAGATCTTATGATACTTGCTGGTATAAATTCTTTTGTAAAAATATAAATATGAAGTCCACCACTCTTAGAAAGAATAGGGATTAAAGGTAAGTTATATTCTTTAATTTTATCTAAATAAAATTTTCTATCAAAACCCTGGTATTCATTAGGGTCAATATCAATTGCTCCAAACCTTGCATGATTCTTTTCATTACATGGTTGAACACCAATTGATTTAGTTCCTTTTAAATGGTCTAAGTAATCTTCGTCAGTAATTTTGCTTTGTGCCCATCTGTATTCGGGCTTTTGTTTTTTAGAGATAGGGTCTACCTCAAGGCGTTGCATGTCAGCTTGCCCGTAGTTATCACTAAATCCTGTAAATATTTCTATAAACTTTTGCTCCATAGCATGTTTTTCTGAGGCGGTTCCACTCTCGCTTCCCCGCCTCTGTTGCAACTATTCCCAAAAGGAATTAGAAGTGTGAACCTGCCTCTTTCGGGGCTGCTTCACCATGCTTTGCTTTAACATTTCCTTGAGAAATATTGTCGGCAAAAGCTTTAGCTTGTTGATAAATCTCTGTATTAGATACAGGACCAATCTTTTGTACCTCCCAGCCAAACCAAGTTCCTTTATCATTAGACTGTTGTACAGTTCTTAATTGATAAGTATGGCTAAAAGATGCAGGAGTGAACATACCATTCTTTCCCTTCATCTTTATTCCTGCCATCATTGAGTTCCACTTTCTACTAATTTTTAATTGAGTAGATTTCATAGAAATCAATGCGGTTGCGGCTGTTGGTTGAGTAATTAATACAAAATGACTCGCAGTCTTTTCAATATAATTACCGTTAGGTAATCTATCTTTATAGTTTGCGTCCATTTTTGTTTTACTCATTATATCAGATGCTGACGAATGTATTGCTACAGGTCCACCTGATCCTTCTCCTCTGTCTTTCCATTCGATGTATTCGAGTTTATAAAAACACGGAATGACACTAATGCCCTTCGTACCATCATATAACTCTCCAGAAACAGAATTGAAAATCATTCCTGGTTCTGCACCTTCGACATATTTACCATCTCTCTTATTTACTTCGGGAGATAGCTGCCCTAGGATTTTTAAAAAAGGTAAAGCTAAATCTTCTTGAGTTAGTTTACCCAATCCTTTGCCTGCATCCTGCTCGAATGTATTCGCTGGAAGCTGTGCATTGGATTTAACTTGAACGTTTGTTTCTTGGTTCATGGTTATTTGCTCCTTGTTATTTTGGTTTGGCTGCCTGCAAACACGTTAAATAGTTCCGTGGGCATCTCTTTTCCAGATTCAAGACGCTCACGAACTAAAGCTTTAAGGGTCATGGGTTCAACCTTTAATTTCTGGACAGGTTCATATCCTTGACCTTGCGCAAGGGTAGCGTAAGCCATTGCCTTGTTGTCTTCGTTACGACCAAAAGCAACGATAATTTGATTCTTAATCAAATCACCCAGGCCGTTATCTCGAAGCCATTTAAATGCTCCTTCCTGTTTATCTTTAGGAATAGAAGCACCGTAGATAGGTTTCACTTCAACAGCGGAACCATCTGCTAATTTTAAAGTTGAAATATTCATTTCCTGCATCATAGTCGGAATAACTTCTCCTGACAATAATTCAGATTTTCTTTTCAACTCTTTCAGTTCTTTTTCTTTATCCTCAATCTCATCTTCCAAAGATCGAAGATTAACTACTTGATCAGAAAGTTCTTTGGCCTCATTAACTGCTCCTAAACTTTCTTTTCTATCTTCTTCGAAGTTAATAGATCCACTACCTGTGAACACTTTAACTTTTACATCATCATTAATCATCTATTTCTCCTTTCTCATATAGATTAATTGTAATAGGATAATATTTTCTCTCTTGTTTATCCCATTTTAAAAGCTTGTATTTTCCATTTGTTATATCCGATACAATTGAACAAGCCACACCAATTATAGCAGGATCTCCAGTTAATAAAAGATAATCATCACTCGTAAAATCTTTCAGGGTTTTTCTTAATTTAAAAATTAATGGACCCGGAGAAAAAATTATTTGTGAAAGTTCTGGTAATAAAAATTTTAAGTTCCCGTAGTCAGCTGCTCCCATAATATTTATTTTGGGTCGGCCTTCCCGAGTTCCCGGTATTTCTTGTATTACATAAACTGTATTTTCTTTCATTGACAAAGATATATATCCTGTGTTAGAAGATGTCAATACAGAAAGAAGAAAAATTATGAACTATAAATTTAAGACTAGTCCATACGCACATCAAATTACTGCGTTGGAAAAATCGTGGCAAAAAGAGTATTACGCATACTTTATGGAAATGGGTACGGGTAAATCTAAAGTACTTATAGACAATGCGGCAATGCTTTATGACAATGGTAAAATAGATGGCCTATTAATTATAGCGCCAAAAGGGGTATATAAGAATTGGCACGAACAAGAAATCCCTGCCCACTTAGCTGACCATATTGAAACAACAAATGTGTTATGGCAAGCCAATATAAATAAGAAACAAGATAGAATATTAAAAACACTTTTTGATACTGATCATAGGTTACATATATTATGTATGAATGTAGAAGCATTTTCTACTACTAAAGGTGTTGAGTTTGCGGCTAAGTTTTTATCTTGCCATAGAACAATGATGGTTATTGATGAGAGTACAACCATTAAAAATCCTGAAGCTAAAAGAACTAAGAATATCTGTAGTCTTTCTATCCATTCCAGGTATCGTAGAATTCTTACAGGTTCTCCTGTCACAAAATCGCCGCTAGATTTATTCAAACAATGTGAGTTCTTAAGACCCGAGCTCCTTGGTCATGTGTCCTTTTATACATTTAAACAAAGATACGCTGTCATGAGAAAGATGAATTTCGGTGGAAGGCAAGTAAATATTGTAGTTGGTTATCAGAGACTCCCCGAATTAACCGTGAAATTAAAGGCTTTTTCTTATAGAGTTTTAAAAGATGATTGCTTGGATCTACCTCCTAAAACTTTTATGAAGAGAGTTATTCAATTAAGCCACGATCAGCTTAAATTATACAACCAAATGAAACAAATGGCACTCGCATATCTTAATGGCAAAAGTATGACGACCGCCACAGTTCTAACACAATTGATGAGACTGCAACAAATTACTTGTGGTCACTTTACGGCTGATGATGGTACCACTCAAGATGTTAAAAATAATCGTATTGATGAACTAATAAATGTCCTTCATGAAGTTGAAGGTAAGGTTGTCATCTGGGCGCATTGGCAAAAAGATGTCTACAAAATAATAGAAGCTATCAATAACGAATTTGATAAAGGTCATTGCGTAGATTACTTTGGATTGACACCTGCTAATGAAAGGCAAGATAATATTAAAAAGTTTCAAGAAGATCCTAACATAAGATTCTTTGTAGGAACTCCACAAACAGGGGGATATGGTATTACTTTAACGGCAGCATCTACAATGATTTATTATTCTAACGGTTATGATTTAGAGAAGCGTCAGCAATCAGAAGCAAGGATTGATAGGATTGGTCAAACAAGACCGATGACATATATTGACATCATCTGTGAAGACACAGTTGATGAAAGAATTGTTAAGTCTCTGAGAAAGAAAGTTGATATCGCTACCCAAATAATGGGTGAAGAACTTAAAGACTGGATTTAAAATATAAAGCCTTTGATATCTAGAATTCTCTCTAGAAGAACTAAGGATACAGCCCCCACTGTACCTAATAATACCCAATAGATTTTGTCTATCTTGCCGCCCAATTCGTGTATGCCTTTGTGCATGTGATATTGTGACTTCTTTAGACCTGTGATGTGGCCATAAAGAGAAATGAAATGTTCTCTAGTACTTTTAGGTTTTATATCCATTATGTTGTTCTCTCTTTTTGTTTTAGTATTTTTTCCCATGGCTTCAATAAAGAATCTTCTACATAGGTTAATCCTGTAACTTCATTGACCTCGTCCCCTGTTCCCCGGTTAAAAGCTGAAACGATACCTGAATCTAAAGGGTAGCTTTGTGGTGTACCCGTAACCGATAAACTAATATCACGGTAAAGGTCTTCAGCTTTTTCTTGAAGGGGTCCCGCTGGATCAGGTAGGTCTTGTTCAGGTAAATTCATTTCATCATTTAATAAATTAAGTCTTCTATTCGATTGAATAATTTCTCTTAAATAAGGAGCTGCTTGATAATAAGGATTAGTTATAGTCACTCCCTCCATAGAGTTAAGTTCTCTATTAATTTCAGCGACCCTATCAATAAAAAATTCACTTGGTTCATGAGGGGTATATTGTCCTCTCATTATATTATCAATAATATTTCTTTTAATTCCTTTTCTTTTCTCTATCTCTTGCCTAATTTTGTGTGTAGGCATTCCTAATATTTCAGCTGCTTCAATGTTTTTATACATTTCTTTCATCGTCTGAAATCTTCTGGATTCTGCATATTTATAACGTTCTACAATTTCTTCTGGAGTAATT